AATCCCGTCACGGTTTGGCTGAAAAACCAATGTTAAGTAGTCCTCATAGATATTCAATTGGTTGTTTATAAGGCCCTCCGTGGTTTGCCCTGGGCGGTTATAGTTGGCACTATCAATAAAAGCAGATTTTGGCTTGTTCTTTACAAAAGCACGCTCGTTGTTATCTGTCTCTGCCAAGTCTGGGTTGTATGTTTCAAAATTATTACCCTTGGTAATAGTTTCATTTATCTTTTGACGGCAGCTATCGCCTTGTTCACCGTCTGCAAGTGGGTCAGTCATTTAGTACCTCAAGTTTGCAATTTTAAGCATATAATTTACTCTATTATGACCTTTCACGCTGTTTGTGCAAGGTAACAACATTAAACGTGCCAAGGAGTTACACCATGAAATATTTATTACTAGCAATAATTATCGGGCTTTCTGCCTGCTCAAACGATAATGATGACAATTTTAACAAAGCGATGCTGTATGACCATTATGACAAATCTGTTTTTGTCACATCAGAACAATATACACCATTGGAAATAGGCGGCATTCTGCAAGCTGATGGAATATGTAACCAGCATGCCTCAAGCAATAACGCCTTGACTGGCAAATATTTTGTTGCTTATGTAAGCGCCCCCGGTATGGATGTTGTGAATAGGCTTAATTATTTACCGGCTGGCTCTTATTCAAGGAACCTTTTTTATACAACAGCCGATGAGTATTTGGTAAAGGCCCAACGCTTTGTATTTAATGAAAACGGGCACCTTATTGATAATGATGAGAATGGTAATACAGTTGATTTATCAGGCGGTGTTTACTTCAACAATACCTTTATTGGTGAAAGCGAGCCTTATTCGGCATGCCTTGAATTTACAAGTGAAAGCAGCAGTGAGCACATAACAATAAAAAAATTAAATCCTTCGCTTGAGCTATCAACACAAGTGGCGGCTTGCGATTCTGCAAACCACCATTTGTACTGTGTTGAAAATTAAGTAGCCCTCCAAACACCAACGCCCTTATTGTAAATACAGGCGTCACCGTCAGCCATTACCCGTTGGAACTTGCCGTACTGAGTGCCAGCAGGTAATGCACCGCTTACCGTAATGCTGTTATCACTAGTTATACCGGTCACCAGGTATTGAGAGGTATCAGGTATTTCAATTGTGTCACCTGCTGTAACAAGCTTTCCTACTTCCTCGAGGTCTATGGTGGCACCTGCACTTAGATATTCATACAAGGTATCAGGCCTTGGGGCAGCTGTAGTTCTAGGCTGGCCGAATATAACGTCATCCCAAACAGCGCCAAGGAAAAAACCATCATAAAGATTGGTATATGAAATATCAGCAGCGACCTCATCAAAGGTGTTTGTGTCCGGATTCCATGTATAAGTATTTGACCAGTTGGTATTGTTGCCAACGTCAGAAACTGTTGATTGAAGAACACCGGTAGAGGTGTAAACAATGGATGCCAATACGTTTGTCGGGTAGTTGCCGCCAATCTGTATGCTTGTTCCAGCAAAAGCAAAACTATTGCTCCCAGAGTTCAACGTTATTTCATCAATAAATACACGGCCATTACCTGTTGTTTCTCTTGAGGCAATCCAATAAGAGCCATCGGTACCCTTGAAAATACCTGCAGCCGTAACACCAATTCTGCTGTTGGGGTGAGATATTGCCCCTGAGCTACCTCCAAAATCCCAGTTCTGGCTACCAGCATTCCAAGTCCAGCGGACAGATGACCAGTTGTTTGCACCTAAACCATAAAAAAACCAAAGCTCAGTGCCATCAATAAACATATTCTGAGGTGCATTGGTGTTTGGCCAATCGGCGTCAATGCTGTATTCGTAAACATTGCTTGGCAGCTTTGTTACAGGGTTGTAGTCAATCTTATAAAGGAAGTTTTGTATGCCGCCTTGGTCTTTGCGCTCATACCCCCAATAAAAGCCGTCTGGGTCTTTGTTGTTGATATACCGGTTATCAGTATTCCCGCCAAGCTGAGTTGATGGCTCAAAATTAAAGGTTCCTCTGTAAACGCCAGCAGAATTTGGAAAAGCTGAGCCAGCAGTAAGCGTTCCCACCCCGACCAAGTGGTCAATAATTCTTGTGGTCGATATTTCCTCAAGCCTGTCTCTGGTAATAGCAAACCTTGTGCCATCGTAAATGAGGGTTGTATAGCCGCTTATTTCGCCACCAATCAATGCCTTATCAGTACCGTATTCACGAACAATATCTTTTGAGCCAAGGCCAAATAAATTTAAGGTTGAAGCTCCTGTATTGTCTGATGTTGCAAAAAAAACAACCTCCATGCCTGGGTAATATGCATCAGGTGCCCGGAAACCTTGAGCACTGTTTAAAACGTAATTATTCGCGCCGCCGCTATCAACAAACAATTTGGCAAAGTTTGCCGGCCTACCCCACTTGCTAAGGTCGGTCGGGTTTGCTGTATTGTTGTCAACAAGCGATTGATATATAAGACCGCCATAAACACAAAGCGCCTCTTTAGCATAAGGAAATGGAGCACCATTATTTTGCACTGGCGTTATGTATTCATAAAGGCCAAATGTCTGCCATTGCTTTAGATTTTCAGTTGTATCAAAAGCAAACTGGTTAAACGTTGTGCGCTCAATATCTTTAGCATTTGGGTCAACGCCTTGCTCTGCTTGGTAATCAGGGCCAAAGCCGTCAGCATAGCTAACTTCGCCGCTCGGTTGCGTGTCATCTGGTATGGCAACTTTGTCGCCACTAAATGCAAAAGGGTTTCTAAAAAATTTAGGCATAACTTACTCCGAATATATTAAGGCCCATCATTCCAAACATCGTTATCATCCCAAGAGCCGTTGTCATTCCAAAAACCGGTTTCCAATATCCAGCCCTCTGAAACAATTTGGCCAACAGTTGATGGCCTTGGCAATACTTGCAATGTATTTATTGCATAGGTCATCCATTCTTCGGCTTCAAACTCAAAAATATAAGTTATGGACATGTTCCCATTATCTAAAACATAGGAGCTTCCAATATCTCCCCAACCAACCTGCATTGCATAGTTTATTTCAGCAACAGTGCCACGGGATATGAGCTGCAAGTAACGCATCTTTAAAACACGGCGGCGCTGGTCTAGCGTCAGAATATCGCTTGAGCCAGAGCCTATAAAGTTGCCATTAGTAAAGTTCTTTCTGAATTCACCAAAGCCCCAATTACTACCAGGCACGATTGGCTCTTGGTTTATAAGCAGTGGCAAATCTAGAATTATTGCCCAGACATTTGTGCCAAAAATATTACAGGTGTCGATATTAAAAACATCGTTGTACCAATCTTCCCAAAACTCAGTATGGTCTTGGTTGGCATAGTTTTGCTTATTCTGCAGCCATTCAAGCAAGCGCACAGCATCTTCATATTGCCATGGCACAACACGCAATAAATCAAGGCTGTAATCAAATGTTTGAATCTTACTCATACAACAGTCACCGAAATATTGGCTTCTGTAATATTGGCCCTTTCAAATAGCTCAATTTCAACCGTTGCAGGCGCAACAGGGTCGCCCTGCTTGGCAACCTGAACATTTCTTACAATGATTGCAGGGTTATAAACTGTGACAGCACCGGCAAGCTCAAATGGCGAAACATCGGCACCAACAACAAACCCTTGCTCACCTGGAACCTCGCCTGCTGCATAAGCAAGCACCGCATCTTTAACAGCTTGTACAGGGTCAACAACTGAGGAGCCGGCGCTTACAGTAAAATCAGCAATGACGCTTACAATATCAGGCCTATCAAATAAAACCTCATAATCTTGGCCACTAATAGCCTCAGTCACATCAATTGTAACTGGGCTTGAGCTTTCACCATTATGCCACTGTGCGCCGGCTGTCTTGCTATCAAGTAATGCTGCTGCAACCTCAGCATCAGTGCCACCCTCGACGCATACATAAACAGAGTGAGGCGGCATAGTTAATCCATCAATATTTTCGGTTGTAGCTTTAACATTTTCACGAAATGAAAGGCTGGCAACATTCTCAACAGCACGCACATTTGAAAAAACCGCCTCAGGTGTTGAGCGGCCTTGTAATGCTAAAGTTTGGCGGCGATAAATACGGGCTTGCTGGTCGCTTTGTCTTTCGCGCCCTGGTAGTGCCGCATCAGTATTGGTTACGGTTTCCCAGCCAATAACCTCATCAATTATTTGTGTTAATTCATTCGGGCCAACTTGTATGGCTGCATTTTCTACAGATTGAAATTGGACGCTTGCGGTACCACCACCACCAATAACCACCTCCTCAGTGGCTTCAAAAATATCGCCTGCTGTTGTTTTGGCCTTACTGCCTGCAGGTATAACGGTGCCGGCAACACCACCGACAACTGGCTCAATTGGAAAAGTTGTTGGCAACCCGTCTTGCCTCTGGCTACCAGTAAAAGCAAAAACGGCATCAAGGAAAGGCCCCTCAGCAAAGTTAGGGTTTATCTGGTTTGCCAAGTCGGCATTGTTTTTTGCCAAGGCGTCACGCTGCTCAACCTCAGCATTGATAATAAGGCCCTCAGGCGATTCATCATCAACAATTAAATCGGCACCAAATATGGCCTTGTATTCATTTTCAACAATTTCTTTGGTGTCTGACGTATCCGGTACGATAACTCCGGTGTCTGTGATGTACTCGTAACTCATAAGCTTTACCCAGTAATATCGCCGCTGCCATAAACGGTTTTTATTGTTGCAGCATAGCTTAACACATCGTCAACCCGCCTTATATTGAGGTCCTCAACCTCAATAACATCGGTCAACGCCTCAAAAGCACGGCGCAAACGTGAATCATAAAAAAATAAATCTGGCACATTGCCGAAGGTTCCCTCGCTTGAAAAGCTAAGCACGCCTTTGCTTTGGTTGAACACTAGCTCGCCAATAACGACCTTGGCCGTATGCTCGCATTCCTCAAGCACTGCCTGCAGGTCGGTTGCTATGGCTAAATGCTTATCTTTGCCAAGGTACCAATCATTGTTTTCATCTACTGCTATTTTTTGCGTCATTTTAAACCTCCGGTACTATTGGCGCGGATGTTGGGCTACCAGGTGCAGCACTTGTATGAGTGTGGCCACTAAGGGTAACTTGTGTTGCTGGGCTTGCAGCATTGGCGGCCACTTCCCCGACTGCGACTACATCACCAGAAACGGCCAGATTGCCATTAATCTCAACATCAGTTGCAGTTATCCGCACAAGGTTTTCAAGCAGTGCAATACGCACTGAGCCATCGGTGGACTGCAATACGCAATCTTCGCCATCCGTAACGCTGTAATTCCTCATAACATCTGGAAAAAATACTGCGTCATCAAAAACATGCTTGCGAAATGTGTTTGGCTTTGCTTGGTCATAAGATTGTAGAAACAGGCTTATATCGCGGTCATTGGCTTTAATCCAGCCCAAGTCACCCTCTTTAAGATTAAAGCGTAACATATAGCCACCGCCACCAATCTGGAATACCGGAACGCTTGGCAAATCAGCACGCTCATAAAGCTCGCCCGATGTATCAATACGCATAACCAAAGGCTTTACCGTGGCACGGTTTTTTTCTGCATCGTACTTAACCACAATGGCCGGCAACATGCCGTCAACCTTGGATAAAAACTTATCCAAGACCTCAAGAAACATGCCAGACATTTCATCATCGTTGGCTTGGTCGCGTGATGGGTTGGCCGTCATAAAATCCTCAATGCATCTGCAATAAAGTAAAAAGGCTGTGCGCGGTTAGCAACATCAAAAGCCAATTTTACAATTTTATAGTTACCATTAAAGGACGGATATATTGGGCTTTCAAGTTGTAAGTTGGTACCAACCTTTGTGAAGTTATCCACAAAAAACTTAACACGCACGCCATTATCAATCCATTCAGGCTTACCAATAAGGCCCGTGCTTGGGCTCAGCTTGCGTATCTGGTTGGTTAGAGGCTTGTCGCGGTCGATAACAACCAGCTTGTCATCATCAATAAATGCTGAGTAATTGCCCAGGTAATAAATACGCTCAACCTGCTTTTCTGCTGAGCCGGTGTAATTGTAGTTTGCAATATCTTTATCGGTTGCCTCAAACTGCAGCGACAGCCCCATATCGTCAGCAATTTGCTTTGCAATAGATGAAACAGGCGTTACCGGTGTGCTGCTATTTGTAACAATCTTTCCTTTGAATGTGTCAGCTGTCAAAGCCCTGATGCTGGTAACAATATCAGGCGGCTGGGTGCCACCAACAGAAACAATGTCGCCCCTATACAAAACAAAATAGCCGGTGCTTTCCCGGCCTGCTTCCACAATTATGCGCGAGCGCTTATTGGTTCGTATGCGGTTGTAGGGGTTTCCCTCAGTTTCTAAAAAGTCTCGAGTATTTTTATCGAGGTTGGCAATTGTGATATTGCACTCATTTTGAATTGGGCTTCCTGATTTGAAGCCTTGGCAAGTGATGGCCAGATTTTCATAAACGTTAAGCTTTCCATTTACCTCAATGCCGACCCTAAGTAACCGTTTATCAAGCACGTAAAGCCTCTATTTCTGAGCCAGAGAAGTAAAATAAAAACTGGTCAATGCCAAAGTTTTGGTAATATGGGATTTGTTCATCAGTGGTTGAAAAAATGAAGTTGCCGCCACCATCACGCAAGTATTCATAAGGGATTAGCGGCGTTCCACCAACGCAACGCACGCCCTCAATAAGTAGCTCATCGTTTTTTGTGATATTGGCAACCATGCTTGTTTTTGTTGCCTTAATGTCTATGTCGTAACGGTCATTATCAAGCTGGATTGAAAAGCTTTGATTTGGCGTTGCTTCTAGTGGTACCAGGCTGCTCATTCAAGTATGCCCTCAATAAATTCTTGTGCTTGGTCAAATATTTGCGCTGCAACACTGCTGGCATCAGCTGGGTTTTGCTCGCCGCGGTCAACGCTTGTTGCTTGGTCTTTCCGTGCCACTTCCTGAAACTGCAAAGTTGCAATGATAACGCTCTCGAACTGGGTTTCCTCCATTTCCAAAACCATATCAATGGCATCAAACTTTTCTGGATTTTCCTCGTGCGGCAAACCGGTGATGAGCATATTGGTAAAGTTGGCTGCTTTAGTTCGGACCTCAAATAAATCACCGGATTGGTACGCCTGCCTGATTTGGTTGTAGGTATCTTTGTAAAGGCCTTTTGGTATTGTTAAGGAAAGCGACACTTGATCGGGATTGATAACAATGTGATCGGTTATGACAGTGCTGTCCTCAAGCGGATGGTCAAACTTTTGCAAGGTGCTGTTGATAGCAGCTTTCATTGGTATGGCATCGGCAAACACCTGCTCCTCGCTGGTGTTATAAATTGCCACAACATCAGTGGCAAAAAATGATGCAATTCTGTCAAGTACCTGCGTCATGCGTTAAGCCCATCATCAAAAGTAACTACCGTTTGCTTCATTTGCTGCTTCAAAGTCTTGCTAATATCTGCAGCAACACCCTCAGCATCTGTTGCCTGGGTTACAACCTCAACTTTATCAATTTGCACGGTGCGATTGCCACCATTGCTTGTGTTGTTTGCAATGCTTTGCGAGGTTGATGCACCTAAAGGGCTATTAGCAGCCTCTGCCAAAAGCTGCTTACCAAGTAACTGGCCTGCCTCGTATTTTCCAGTGAAAAATCCTTTTAAGGATTCCCAGCCGTCTTTGATTTTATCTATGCCACCAAATACACGGGAAACCATGCCATCAATAACTTGGCCAACCATTTCGCTAAAATCACGCCAATCACCCAAAGCACGGCCAAGCAGCGAATCATTGCCGGCACGCCAGTTTTCTAAATCATCGAGAAATAAGCCAATTGCAGCGCCTGCAGCAGCGATTGCAGCAGCAACCAATATAAACGGTGCAGCAGCGGCCAAAGTAGCAGCAGCAGCCTTTAGCATGGCTGGGAGGTATAAGGTTGTTATCACCGATGCAATCGTGCCAAAAAAGCCAATCATTAGAGTTTCATGCTCGTTCATAAAAACCATAATGTCGGTTATTGAATCCAAGAAAGCAGTTAGTGCCGGCAAAGCAGCGGTTATCAATCGCCTGCCAAGGGTTCCAAATATTTGCCCTGTATCACCCAGGCTATCATTGAAGTCGGCCGATGCTTCTGCTTGGGCCTTGGTAACAACACCAAGGCGCTCTTGGCGCTGAATCATTAACTCAACCTCACGCCGCCCCATTTTAAGCATTCGTATGGTTGCATCATCCAAACCAAGCTGCTGGCCAAGCGTAGCAGCCTCAGAATCATTTAAACTTGCGAACCTATCCGCAAGCTCAGGTAATACCGAAAACGCGTCACGGGCCTTGCCTGCAGCGTCAATTGCAGATATGCCAAACAAGTTAAGGAAAGGCAGTAATGAGCCCTCGCCAGTTAAGGCAATTTCATTAAGGCCTGAATTTAAGCTTTCTATTGTGCTAAGCATTTCAGCGGCACTGCCACCGGCACGCATGTTGGCTTGCTGCCAAGCATTTATGCTGGAAACATTCTTACCCCACAAATCTGCATACTTGCCAAGCTGGTCAACTTGCTGTGTAAGCTGTAAAGCTTTATTGGCAGCAGTAACAAGACCAAGTGCCGTTGCAACACCTGCAGCGGCCTTTATGGTTTTGCCAAATGATTTGTTAGCTTCCTCAGATTGCTTGGTTGTTTCCTCCAAGCCATCAGCAGCGCCATCGGCTGCCTTTTCAACGTCATCAAGGCCCTTTGCGGCCTTGTCTGCATCCGATTCAAATAGGATGAAAAATGTTTCTAATAAACTTGCCACGGCAAAGTCACTCTTGTTGTGATTCTTTAATAGCTAACCATTCATTGTAACGATTGGTAACTACAACTTCCCACAAATCAAACGCCTGTTCTAAGGTGTATCTTTCTTCGAGTTCCCAGAGCTTTGCTTGCCCTGAGCTGATGATTGCTCCAACAAATCCGTCAATGTTTTTGTAATCAACGCTTGACCCTGTTGGATTAAACCCTCGAAGAAAGTCGAGGCTTTGCCGTCTTGAAAAAAAGAGCAATTATAAGTAATTGATGCTTTCTCAAGTCTAGCTAGTGTTTCCCAATCCCCTGCATGGTTATCGATAAGTGCGTCTGCATCTAGATTGACCGGCCCGTTAGAAGTTTCAACGGCCACAAAGCGCATCATCTTTTTCATGATTACTTCGTTTTTACCATAATCGCCAAGCTTTGGTAGGCCTGACATTGGGTATTGGCTAACAATCTCACGGCCTGCAATGGCTGGGTATTTGCCAAGATAGAACGTTTTAGAGCCGCCATCAGGCAGCTCAATTTCGATTTCTTTAGGTTGTAGTAATTTAGGCGCTGTACTCATAGTGATTAATCAAACCCCACTTTATTTTCAAATGCGAATTGGAAAGTTTTAGTGCCTTTACGGCCACCCTGTTGCGCACCTGTTGACGGTGTCGCTTGAATCATTTTGCCGTTGGTATAAATAACCGGCTCCTCACCAGGCGCAACCTTTGTGCCAGTGATTGTGTCAAGCACTGCACGCTTACCCTTACCAACACGGTTGGCCTCTGCCAGTATTGATAAGTTACGGTCATTTGCGCCACCTGGTATGACAGCAATTGTCATAAGGATTGCATTAGGTGTTGACCAAGTTACCAAGTCACCGTTAAGGCCCATGGCATGGTCGCCAACTTGCAGCGGTTCAAATGCGATTGCATCTACATCGTCGGCAAACTCATCAATCTCGATGCCAACGGTTGGAAAGGTTTCTGAGGCCACAAGGATTACGCTTGTGCCAAATGCTGAAATATCACCCATTGCTGAGCCTCCTTATACTAACGAATGTTCGCCATCGACTTTGCGAATGGCGTCTGCTTTTGCGTAAACTAATGTGTAAACAATTTTGTACTCTGTTACACCGTTATTTTCAAAATCAACAACCGAGGCGCTTAAGTAATAACCTTGGTCTTGAACTTGGTACCAAGCATCCTCAACACCGGTAATGGTGGTGATTTGCTCTTTTTGTGCCGGCGTAAGCTCTTTGCCAACACTTATTGCACCGTTATTTAATGCCTCAGCAACAACGCCCTCGCGTAAAGTGGTTACAGCCTGGGCCGCACCTGATGGCGTTGCAGCAATTGCGCTTGCAGTAAGCAGCAAATTCATAAGGTCAGAACCTGCAGCATCTTTTAGCCACATTTCATTGGCATAGATATTGGTGTTAACTGGGTCGGTACCGAACACGCCTTGCAAGTAACCACGCTGGTAAAACGCAAGGTTTGTGCCGGCTGTTTGGGTCACTCCATAATAGTTAACACGAATTGCATCAAGAGCGTTAGAAGTAAGCGTATCACTGACCTTGGCCGAAAGGCCGTTAAACATTTGAAACATGTAATTCTGAACTGAGCGGCGTGCACTGTAATCAGTTGCAGCCAATACAATCATATCTGCCATTTCATCGTATTGGTCGGTTTCAGTGTCAGAGATAATAATTAACGAGGTGCCAGCATTATCTTTCACAGTATCTTGTAAAGTTGCAGCATCAGCCTGCAGTACACCAACACAATAAATGAACTTAATATTTAGGCCGGCAATATAAGCTGAAATAGCCTGCTTCTGTGCATCAGAAACAGCATCCATAAACAGGAATGAACCAAAGTTGTCACTGGCATCAACAGAGGCTTGCACAGTCTCAGAGGCTGTAAGGCCATCATCGCCATCGGAAAATATAGCGTCATTAGCTGTTGCAAGACCGGTATTCACCCAACCAATAAGAGGCAAAATGTTTGTTCCTGTCTGGCCGGCTGCACTGTTTATAACAGCATCAGCAGCAGTGCCACCAGTAAGATTAAATGAGCCACGGACAGCATCATAAGTGACAGTCGCACCAGTAAAGTTACCGTCTACATCAGCAGCCTGTACAGCAGCCTGAATTGTGCCAGCTACTGTTGCAAGATCACCATCACCGCTAAAATCGCACGGGCCAACCTCAGCTGTTACAGTTCCCATCGTCAAAAAGAAATGGCCGTCAGTAACAGCTTGGAAGCTTGCAAGCACCTTTTGAGCAGTATCACCAATGATTGATGGCGCAACCGCTGCAGCATTCCACCGGGCAAACGTTAATTTCTGGGCCTTTTTATTATTTTTGCTGATAAAGCCAAAGTAAAAAGCTGCTCGCTTGTACTCTTGGCTGTCGGTGCCAAAGTATGCACCAACGTCATCGGCGCTGGTAAAATCAATAAGCGAGTTAGTGGGCACTAACACGTTCTTGGTGAAAATACGGCCAATCAGGTCACGGCGAGGCACAATGGCCGCACCAATTACCCGGCTAACGATATCGACATATTTTTTAAATGAAATTGCCATGTTTATATCCTGTCAGTGTTGCTTTCAAATTCAGTTACTTTAGGTGTTTTGCTAATAGTAGCCTTTTGATAGCTAATAGTGAAATCAAATGACGGCTCCTGTTCAAAGCGGTCACTCTCGTTTTTAAAGAAAGGCTGCCTGATATCCAGTATGCGGATAATATTAAGCCCCTGTTCTTTAAGCTGTAGCCGCACCGATTTTGTGTTTAGGTAGGAAGAAACCTCCTCAACAATATCAAATGCGGTAGGCAAGCTGGTGTCGGCTGGGTCTTCGTCTGCCTCACTGCTTACCTGGAAAGTGGTTTCAATTACGCGGCTTTCGCTGGTGTCAAAATCATCATCAGCCTCGTTGTATTCATCTTTACGGCTTTGCCAGCCATACCGGTGGTTGGTTAGCTTAAAGCAGTACAATGCAGGGCCAACAATGGCCCCTTGCTGCCTTGGCTGGTATGCGCGTTTGTATTTAACGTCAGTGAGGCCAGCCGCTGTAAGCGCCTCCTCAAAGGTGGTTTTTAGGATTGCCCAAATATCATTTTCAGTCATTTGGCACCTCAACCATTAATACACCCGTCCAGCCATCGACAGGCTTCCAGCCGCCCTCAGTTTCCAGCTTTAAGGTTTTGCCGGTATACGTTATGCGGTCGCCTGAATTGGTGCGGCTTAAGCCCTGTACGTCTTGCGAGGTAAAGAGCATGTAATAAACCTTTTTATAATCGAGTCCCATCTTCTCAAATAGGGTGCGCGGTACAGCTTGAAAGCTGCCATAAATTGGGGTTGGTGATGCGTATTGGTCAATTTCGGTTCCAACGTCATTGGTGATTTTGCCGACCCACTTATGCAATTGGCCCTCTTGCCCTGGAATTATTGTTAAGGCTTGGTTTAAAAGGTTGTTTAAAATCATGCGTCCACCTGATGGGTTACTGATTGCAACAACAAGCCGGTTTCAACTAATGGCTTGGAATCGCCTTTGCGATCAATAGTTGCTTGCTTTAATGGCGGTGATGATATTTGCGTTATTTTTGCCGCTATATCGCCCTCAACTATGAAGCCTAGTTTATCAAGAGCTTCGGCGCTTGTCGCATTGCCAAGCATTACTGGCTTAAATATCTCACGGGCCGCTTTACGCCATGCACCGGCTTGCTCAATGGCCGTGGTGCGCATGAAAGAGCGCGGTGGGATATTGTTTTTAGGTGAGCCAAACTCATGGATGGCAGCAACATATGCAACAGGAACTGCAGGCCCTTTCTGTCCTTTCTTTTTTGGGTATTTAGTATCAAAAAAGCCGACTTTCATGGTCGGCATATTACCCAAAGTATTTCTCAGTTTATCGTAACCAGTGCCCTTTTTGCGTATGACCTTTGGCATTAGCCATTCCCAAAGCCACCGCCAACACGCCTGAAACCACGGCGCTCTGGTAAGCCGCCGATATATAAACCGCCAACAGCTTTTGCAGAAAGTAAAGCCAGTGCCATTTGGCCAAAAGGCGTTTGAGATAACCACCAAGAAAACTTGCTTTTATCGCTGCCTGGTGGAACCTGTACGGTCACAGAAACTTTATCAATGGTTGCTGATGAGATAACGCCGGCTTGTGCTGCTGGGTTATTGCCAGCAACGCCATTTGCAGCGTTTTCAAGTTGAATTACATGTGCGGTGACATATAGCAACGCATTCTCACGGCATGCACCACTAAGGTGGCCGCAATCAACATCGGATACAAAACAAGTTGCTATATCCCAACGGAGTTGGATGTAGTCGTTTGAATAAACGTTAGGACAACCAAAAACCGGGAACATTTCCCGGAATTTGGCTGGGTCTAGTGTGATTATGGTAGCCATTAAACAGCTACGTCCTCACCAGTTTTTGGTGCTTCCTTACCCTCTGCCTCGTAATCACCAGGCGTAACCGGACGCGATGGGTCATCTTGGTTTAGGTCAGATACCGCTTTCTCAGAACTGCGAGGATTTTGCTTAAGCATTTTCACGAAACCATTTTTTTCGTGAACTTGATAGCCCTTAATCTCTTTCAAGATTGCATAATCTTCTTCGCTGATTTCTGTGATAACACCGTGAGGCGTAATCAAGTTTTTATTGGCAACATTATGGCCGCCGTTGATGTTGATAACTTTTTCCACGGTTGGCACCTTGGCATTATCAACGTTTAAAAACGTGCTATACGCTTGCGGTGATGCAAGCGTACACGCGATATAGACTTTCTTACCCATAATTTTACCCCTTATAGGTTGGTTTGACGGTAAACAGCAAATGGACGCTTACAAAGCGAGCCGGCGGTAGCGTTAGAGTAATCCTCAAGATACTCTTTAGCACGCTGCTCAACTCCTAAGCTTTGGAATTTGCTCGGAACAACCTGTACAAATGTACGGCGGTCATCAGTCGAGAATTCGCTGTCTGTGATTTCTGCGTAGTAATACGCAACGTTTTGGCCACCGTTAGCACCGTTCAATTCAGGAACTGAAACAATGCGAAGCTTCGGATAGTTCTCACGAATCCAATCCAAAACACTGTTGCCAAAATCTGATGTTACAGTCATGTAATCAACAACGTCAGAAGCCACAGCCATTACGATATTATCGTTGGTTGGGTCTACACGGTCATTAGACTGTACACGTAAGCCACGCAATCCAGCACGGATATCGGCTGTAATCTGCAAGAATGTTGCAGCAGCCCAGCCGCCTGTTGGAGCATTCACATAAGGCAACAACTGAGGGTCATTCAAGAAACCGTAAGTGCGGTTCGTGCCATCGTTGTAACCAAAGAAGCCAACGCGGTTACGTTGAATTTCAAGTGCCTCTGCAGCCGCATTACGCTTTTGGCCAGCAGAATCAATTTTAATGCGTGCAGCACGCTTGCTTTCAAGGATGCCTTCACGCATACCTTCTTCAAAGCGAACAATGGTGCGGCGCTCAAAGTTGGTATTCCAGCTTGCAAGAGGAATATCGGTATAGTCGCCATACGGCTGAGTTTTACCAATATACTCAAGAACACCTTGTACAATTTCTTCATCTTCCCAAGAGCCTTGGGTAGTGATACCAATAAGCGAATCAATGCGCTTTGGCGATGTAACAATGTGAACAAAACCAGGTAGCCATTCTTGTAAGAACTGAACCGGCGTTGCAATGCTTGGCGTAGATAGCGAACTTACTAAGCCAGCATCTTCGGCATAACCAGCAGATTGCGCCATTTGCGCCAAATCAGCATGGTCAAACGCAATACCCATCTTTTCGAGGGCATCCATGGTTTGCATAGTGATTGATTTCTTGTCTTTAAATACAAGAGGTTTCATGCCCAAAGCTGAGCGGTTGAACGTTTCTTTTGCAGGTAACATATTTATCCGCTCCTTAAGACGTTGGGTTTACGGCTTGCTGGTTGGTCAACTGGATAACAGCAAGGCCAGCGCCTGCAGTATCACAGCGCACAACTTGCGCACCTGGGATTTGAACTAATGGAGCTGCAATTATAGCGCCTGGAGCAAATGCAGTTAACTGGCCATCTGCTGCATAAGCAACTGAATCACCAACGTTAGCAGCATTCGTAAGTTCTACAAATACGGTGCCCATGGTTAAGAAATCAGCATCTTCGCCGTTACGCAATTGCAACGTTGGGTCAAGAGTGCCAGTGTCTGGGCCTTGAGTAGCGTGCTGCTTAGGGCCAACCATGATGCCGGCAAAAACACCAGCGCCACCAGCTTCAACATCCAAATCTTGACCAGCTTTAACAGTAAAAGCGCGACCAAAAATGTTGTTAGCTGCATCACCAGAATCTAACGTGTAACGAAATGCACGAGTTGGGCCATCAAAAGCCAACTCACCTACGATGCCAGACGCTTGGTCTTGGCGAACTTCTGTTTGAAAAGTCATGGCTACGATTACTCCTCGTTACCGTTAATGTAAGCCTCTGCTTCATCCATTGCTTCGCCGGCATCTTCACCGGTAGCAATAACGCGAGGCTGTGGATTTGCCTGTAAGAAAGCATTTAAAGCCGTAAGCTCTGTGCCCTCATCGCAAGCAATTGAAAGTTTATCAACGCCATACTTAGCAACGGCGTTTGCATCAACCATTTCTGAATGGTCAAACGCACCAATAACAGGAGATAAGCGGCCAACAATTGCCTCTTTCTCTGCAAGTGATTTTTGCATATCTGCAAGCGAAGGAGCTGCATCTTGTGCAGTTTTAAGGTTCGCATTTTCTTGCTTAAGCGTTGCAATTTCTTTTTGCAACTCAGCAACAACGCCGGCATCCATACCCTCACCTTTTTTCTCATCAGCTTTAGCCTTTTCCTCATCTTCGGCTTTTTTCTTGGCTGCTTCTTCTTCCTCGGCATCCTTAGCTGATTTCATATCCTTAACGGTGCTCATGCACTCATCAAGACCTTTTTTCATATCACCAACCATAGTGGCCAGTTTTTCAAGAGTCATATCGCCGTCTTCGGCTTTTTTACCCTTATCTTCGTTTTCGCCTGCCATTGCAAACTCCTCGCTATCAATTGAAAAAGTTAACTTTTCTGAGCTATCCAAAACTGCAACGTCTTTTCCCATTCTACCGGTTCCAACAGATGCGATATGGTTACCTCTTATTCGCCTTTGTACTACATCATAGGTCACCCCGTCAAATTCGCCACTTTCTAGCTCATACTCACAACGGTAACCGCACGACAAATCACGCTTCCCGGATTCAACCGATTCGGTCAAATTATCCGAAAATAATTTAATGTTGGCGCGTAAGTAAGGGTATTCAAAATAAACGTCCTCACCTATAACACCCTCAACGCCCTTTTCCTCAGGTGAGGTTCCAAACGCTTCACCAAGCATTGTATGCTCATCAATCCACGGCACAAGCTTAAATGAATCAATTGCATCTTTGCTGCTTAATTCCTCAGCTGGACGCAATACATTGTAAAGCTTGTCTGGCTCAAGCCCTGGTAAGCCAATTGACTTTCCCAGATACTGGTAAACCCCAACCTTACTAATGGGGTTCCCTTTAATTTCTACCCAGCCGTTGCCGTCTAACTCTCTTGCACTCATGATTGCTCACCGTTTTTAAATTCTATTACCGGGCGCATTCTGCATTTGCAGTTTATGGCCTGTCCAGGTATTCCACGCTCGCCGGTCTTTTCGTCTATTATAGGCAAATCATCGAAACTGAAAACCCCACCGTTCAAACCAGCAGGCCAACGCTGCTTGTGATGCTCCCTTGGTTCTTTGCCGCCACCACTATGCAACCACTCAAACTTGGTAATGCCTACCGATTCCATTCGGGCCTTATTTATTGAGTTATAAGCTTTCCTTGTTTGATCTAGCGCAATGTTTTTGGCACGGTTTTTTGCAATGCGCTTTTGGCTTTTAAGTGATTCGTTGATAGTTGGTATTAATTCAGCCAAGCCGCTGCCTGTCATAATGCTACGGTCAACAGCCCCAACAACTTGGTCGAAATAGCGGCTTTGTATGCTGGTAATCAATTTTACGTTTGCATTAAATGCAGACTTGGCAACTTCCTTTACATCGGCGCTCACGATGCTGGCATCAATAGTTAGGCCGCCGCTTAATTCCTTGAGGCTGGTTTCCAATGCTTTTTGGCTAACGTTGTCGATACCACCCAACATTTGCTTGGCAATATCCTTGCTCTCATCGTTAAAGATTTTGGCCCACTTGGCCATGAGCTTGTTGGTAATGATTCTTGATTGGCTGGCAATGCTGCTGTCCATGGCCGCATCCTCAACAAAATATTCTTTGCTGGTTTCAGAGGTATAAAGTTGCTTAAGCTGTTTCTCAACATCGGCAGCCATCTTATTGATTAGCTTGTCAATTTCCCGTGTATAACGAGCAGCAATTGCGGCGTTATATTCTAGCGGTGTTCCACGTGAAACACTGTTAGGCTTAAACTTTTCAGCCCAAGCTTTGCGGCCTGGGCTTTGTGGAAACGGGTTGCGTGCCATTAGTCTTTCGCGCTACTCCATTGCTCATTTTCCAAGATGATTGGTTCATCCGGTATTTCAATTTGGCCAATGCGTGCAATGTCAGCCTCAGTCGGTGCGTACTTTAAACTGATGTGCGGCAAGTAGGCTTCATGCCTTGGAACTCCACCAACCAGTTTTATTTCGTTGTGGCGTTGGTGCAAATCAGGTGAATCAAGCATAACCACAATGGCCCTATACTCACCCTCACCCATCACACGGATTTCACCGGTAGGCTTGGCAATCAATGGCTGGTAAGCATAGCTTGGCTCCGGTATATCCTCGCTGCTGTACATCAATGTTACGTGCAACTTATCTGGCTCGATAAGGTCATCAATGCCGGCCTTGGCTGCTGCAGCAAAATACTTGGCTGCATCACGGGAACGAGGCTTGACGCTTACATAGCCATTACGGATTGCATCCATAGCAAATATCCAATCTTGCTGGTCATTGGCTTTGGCTTGCTGCTTTTCTGCCTCGTTTAAATCAATTTCATTTTCCTCAACTTCACTTTCGTTTTCTTCCTCGGGCACGCCGTCAATCTCGATATCGTTATACCCAGAATCATCATCCTCAGAAATACGCTTGCGCGAATCATAACCATCAATACTGCCAGCATTAACCAAGTTGAGGTCAGTGCGGCTTTTGCTTTCATTGAGCTCAGCAATTTCTTTTTCAGAAAGCACTTTAAGCGAGTTCCAGTTTATTTCGACCTCAGCGTTAATGCCCTCAGACTTTAAAAGCAGCTCATAATGGCGCTCTAAAACTGGCTCATATTCATCGCTTTGTATGCTTTCCAGTTCCTCGTGGTAGCTGTCCTCCTCGTACTCACCGGTCGCATTAAAGCCCTTGGGTGAGGTGCCAAGCAACTTGGTTGCCGGCGTGCGTGCAATAGCTGATACCAATTGATATTGGGTCATAACGGTAACGTCAAAGTCAGTGAGCGTGGTGTCGAACTGCTCCATCTTTTCGTTTTCACCCAATACTTTTACGCCATAGTTATCACGGATTGCGGCCCACTCTTGCATTTTTTCGGTGAATTCTTGCTCATTGGCAATGGCTGCCTCCATATCAACATAAAGGCCGGTTGTGCGTTTGGTCATGGCCAATTGCGGCCCCTCGTTTGCTGTACGCTCAGCTGCATATACACGCTCGTAAATTAGCTGGGTAAGCGACAAACCGCCATAAGTGTACGTTGGCTTTAAAACGTCTGGCACTTCGTCATAACGTGCGATTACAAGGTGTGAGCGGTGGTAACGCTTGCCACTGATGCGCCAATACGTTGGCTCGTAAAACTCAGGGCTTCCAGGGTTGCCGCTTGCCTCCATGCTCAGCTCTGGGGTTATCCAGTACGGGTCAACCTGAATCATGCCCTTGTATGAACCCTTTTTAACGCCATCAATATTAAACGGCTTTTGGTAATACTGTTGGTCAGTGCTTTCAACATTAAAAATCATAATGCGAATGCCAAAGATGCGATTGTGGCGGCCATACTCGACAAGGTTCTTTTTGACCTTGTATTTCTTATCAAGCTTTCTGATTGTGGCACGCTGCTCTGGGGTAAGCGTTTGGCCATCATTGGTTGTAAGTTCCCAGCCTTTGCGTGCAGCGTCTTTTGGTGATTGGCTGCAGGCTTTATTTACCAGCCAGTTTTGAGCAAGTATTGCGCACGCCTGATAACCAATAAAGCTTTGTGCGCCATACCAGCAAAAGATTGAATCGGGTAATTGGTTGCTAAGGGTAAAAGCGGCTTTAAGGCTGCCACCATCCATTGCAAAACCTTTGGCCTCCTCAACGCCATCGGTGGCAACGTTTACCACCTTGCTTGGCATTTTAGGAACAACCTGTATGGCGTTTTTTTCAAGCCATGATTTAGGGTTTCCAATTCTGAAAAATGTGTCGGTGCTAAAATAGCCGTTACCGGTTTTATTTATTAGCTCATCATCTTTGCTTTTATCTTCAACCGGTGCCGGCAAAGCCTTATTTTTTTTGCGACCAAACATTTATTTTTTCCCCATATCAAAAAAGCCTCGCGACTTACGCTCACCAATTAACATATCGTCTATTGCATCCATCCAAGTATCCCAAACGTCATCATGCTCATGGGAATCATCGGCGCTAAAATCAGCCACTTCTTTCAATGCAATAGGCAGCCAATCCGTTGAACCTGCCTCACTTCCGTTAGAATATACCACTTTAAGCAGTTTTTCCGTAACTTCGCCCTCAACAGTGCGATACATAGCCGGTATGAAAACTTGGCCCATTTTAAGTTGAGGTATCACATTATTACAACGCACTGGCTTTTTATCGCCTGGGCCTCGTGGTATTTCCTTAAGTGGTATGACCCGCTTTTTCTTAAGAGTAGTGATTAAACCTTGGCCGGCCTGCTTATCCTCGATGGCCATGTAACGTACACGCGACCGCTCCGTGCCACCTGTCCACCTATCCCAAACCTCAATGGCCTTTTTAAGCAATTCCTCGGGGTCCCACTTTCCACGCTCAACGTCAATGATGTACATGTTGCCATCAACACCAAGGCCAGCAAGCGTAAACACGGTGAAATCATTCATATCACCGACCTTGCCGCTATTGGTATCAACGTAAATGGCACGCCACTGCAGCTCAGGCAAAAACTCGTAACGCTGGAACCAAGCAGTATCAACCATGTTACCGGTAAGCTCAGTTGGCTTTTGCTGGTATTGGCTCAAAAACGTGTAATCGTCCTTTTCCCATA